CACCAAATCCACTATTTGTTTGTGTTCCAGAAATCCATTCTTCTACTGCGGAAGTTACGTCGACTAAGAGATCCTCGTCCCCGTCAACAAAAGTAAAAGTATAATTTGGCATAGTAGAGTTGGGAACATATGAAGAAGAGTGGTAATCTCCTCCAGGCTGTGCCCATGAACTTTTGGGATTTGAATTTCTGTTCATCCAATTTGATCCCTCTATTTTATCGTCTGTTTCATCAGAATATCCGTCCAAATCAAGACCGAAACCTTCCTGCCATGATTGAGACACTGCTAAAACATTTACAGCAAAGTTTTTTGGAAGTTGTTCTGAGTGCCTCGCGTTAAACATTCTTAAGAAAAAATTAACACTTCCAGAAGCCGGGATTGTTCCAGCAGCCCTATCAGAAGTTATTCCAGTAGTTGGAAACTGTATTAATACACGAGAAAGCTCAGCTGAAGACGTAGTGTTTTGGCCATATATAGAATACACTTCTAAAATATCGGCGGCGCCCATATTAGATCCCGTACCACGCGTGGACGAAATTAACTTAAAACCATTAGTTATAGTGTTATCTTTTGATGCTTTGTAATCTTTAATTCCCATTACTTAATAGTTCCTTTGATATCAAGATTCGGATATTTTAATTCATAAACAACATTCTCAGGAGCATAAAGAATTCTTCCGTCTGCAGAAATATAGTCGTCTATATTCAGAGTCTCCTCAGAATATCTAGATCCAGTTTGATATTCCACTTTTACATTCGTGACATCAACAATCTCATCTAAGTTGTTTAATACATTATAAATTTTTGTAATTTGAATTGATTGACCAATATCTAATTTTTCCTCAAACATCTCTCTTATTTCATCGATCGCGGCATCGAGGGCTTCAAACTTGTTTTGTGAATAGTCGACTACTGCAACAAAATTAATTTTAATATTGATAATTTTAGGATCTAGAATGTCAATCGTATCATTAATCATACGATAATTGTTAAGCCATATCTTTAAATTATTTTTCAAAAGAGGATTACTAATTATAAAATTCTCATGAGAGTCTTCTGACAAAATATATAAATTTAAATTTCTCTTAAAGGAATCATGATCCCTTAAAATTTTTGCTCTTTTAATTCTGCCAAATTTAGCCGGCATTCTGTATATTAATGCTTCATAATCGTCAGACGTAACCGCGCGATTTTGTGAAGCAAAAGTATCGTTAACTCTTTGTTTTAATTCAGCAGCTGTTGGTAAAGAAACGTCTCCAAGAATGGGCTTTTCGTTTGTTACTTCCAGGCTATCCCTTACTAAATCAATTTTATCAGAATTTATTGCTTTACTTCCGAAAACGAGTAAAGCCTCAGTAACCCCGCTGACACCTTTACTAGCAACATTAACATTATCAATTGTGTTTGTTCTGTAAGTAACGGTTAGCGTTGTGTTCGCAGGTGCAATACCGAATTTATCCGTTACTAAAAGATTTGAAGGATCAAAACCAATTTCTTTTTCATATTCTTTTCCATGCATTTTTAATGCAATATTAGAAGGATGGGTCATATTGTCCGTTTTTAAAGAAGATTCTGAACCATAACCAAATTTTATAAAAATTTGTCCAAATCTATTAAAAGTAACAAAGCGTCTTGGAACTGCAGTTGACACAATTTTTTCTCGTACATAGCGATTAGTCTCAGGATCTTTATTAGTAACTGATCTAAAAACGGTATCCTGTGAAAGATAATCAACTTCAAAATATTCATGGCCTTCAGTATCAACAACAGATACTATTTCTGTGATATTCGGATCTGATAAAGAAACTGTTAAAAATCTGGTAAAATTACCTACATTTATTGTTTGCTCGTTTAGCTCTCCAGAGATAATCCGCCCATATGCTTTCACAGCATATGCCGTGGGAGCACCGTCGCCGGTATTTGAAGTAGCTGTTATAATCTCGTTGTCAGAATTTGAAAAGTCGACGTCATCAATTAAAGTAAATATTTGTCCCCCAGCAGAAGAAAATTTACTGTCCCTTACCAAAGTTGGTAAATAATCGACATCCGGATCTGTTCCATTACTAGCAACTGGTATTAACACATATAGAGTGATCACACCAAAAGAGTTTGCTCTTAGTGGTTGTTTATAACCAACTTGTTCTCCATGCCTAACAATGTTGTCGTATTCAATAGTGGTATCTAAAAATGATTCATTAGTTTGGTAATCTAAATAAAAAGAAAGTACATCTCCCACATAAGATACAGTATCTAGCATCAAAGAACCAAAGGATGCCTCAGAAAAATCTTGGAATACATCAGGATAATACCTTTTAGTATAATTTACTAAACTTTCTTTTATGGAGTTGAAATTTCTATCTGTATATCTTATAAGTTTTTTGTCTTCTTTTGTCATAATTAACTAATATCCTCTTTTTGTAATAATAAGTTAGTAGACAAATTTAAATTTGGTATCTCATAAATAATATTAACCGATAAAATATTTGAATTATCTAAATATTCCTGATCAGATCCAGCATTAAATTGTACCTTGAGACCTCTTATAAACGGCATGTATCTCCTCACTTGAGACTCAATTTTTTGTCTCATGGCAGTAATACTATGAATTCTAGGTTCAAACAAAAAATGTCTTAATCCAACGCCAAAATTGGGGTTCATCATTCTTTCACCCGGAGAAGTTAAAAGAAGATTTTTTAACTTTTGTTGTATTTCATCTTTATACTGAGTTACAGCTAGATAAAATCCAAATGTGTTGGAATCCCTTTGCAAAGGTACTCTTGGTCCTATACTGCTCATTTGTTTCCTCTTGATATACTAGATACATGTATAAATAGTTAAACGATTAAAATCATACCAGGAATAGGTTTAAAGATAATCTTCGCAATCAACATCTTCGTTTGCTAGCTGCGATTGTTCGTGCATCATGTCTTCCCAGCCATCCAAGAAAAGCAAAACAAGATAGATCATACCAGGTACTGTACTCGGCGGACCAATTGGAGGCAGTGGAGGATACATGAGGCCTCCTCCATAGATATGAGCTGAAGGAAGCATGGCGGCCCACATGCCAGGCAACAAGAAAGGAGACGCAAATACTTCTTTCATAGTTTTCTTGGCGTCTTTTAGCGCATCTTCCATATCTTTAATTGTTGTGTTTACAACCTTTTCCAGCTCCTCTTTCTTTTTCTTGGCATTGGTATACTCTGTTTGGAGGCCCTTGGCTTTATCAATCTCAACTACTATTTCATCCCATTTCGTGGCATTTTCTTCACCCAGTTTTTCATACGTCAATGGAGTGAGAGGAGTAACTGAAATTACCCAGTCCTCTATCGGTTTTGCGTCATCACCCTCTCCCCCTGTGTCGAATACAACATTTTTGTCTAATGTTACATTTTCCAGCACGCCTTCACTATTTTCCTCCTGTACAAATCCTGATGGGCTGTCTTCATCTGGGATCGTCATGAACTTCAAAGTGAGCTTTATCATCATTGATATTGTTGAAGCCGCTATAGAAATGTTTATTTCAGCCATCTTAAGAGTAGAATCAGCAATCATTTTAGCCGCATTGATCGCAGCTTTTGCGGTATTAATACCTGATTCGATTAATCCTACAATGGCTTGTTGTATCGCATTGATAGTATCAATAATAAATTTAGCTATTATAATAGCCGGGTCAGTAACCTCAACAAACCCCTTAAGAACCAATAAAGAAGTACGAATTATCATCCATAATATTATTTTCCACATACTTGGTTTTTTTGCTTGAGTGCTAATATCATCCGATTTTAGTTGTTTTGATAAAAAGTTGCTTAATTCATCCGGCAAATATGTATAATCTAAAGAGTTTTCTATTCCCGTTAAAACTTGAAATAAAGTATTTTTTGTTATATCTAATATATCTGTTGGGTCTGGTACAAATCTTGATAAACTATCACTAGCATACATAAAAGATAAAGACATATATTTTTTCATTGGAAACAGATATTCGTACATTAATCTAAATTCTGGAGTAGCTTGAAGTTCGTTAACCATTTTTTGAGCTAAATTTTTATAAAAGAACTGATGAAAATTAGTAGTTAGATGTTTTATGGCATCTTTATTTTCATTTTTTCCTAACTCAACAGTTTGAGCAAAAACCATAGAGCCCTCTTCAACATAATCCGCAACAAAGTTCCCAAGAGTCCCTTGGTAAGTTGGGCCTATACCTCCTCCCAGTGGGCCCGGATTCCACGAAATATTCTGCCCTAAACTGTCGTAATAGGCCTGGACCATCTGGTCGTAGATACCAGTCTTTATAGTATCTAAGATGTCGTCGATGATCTGGCCCTCGGGACACTCGGGGCCCGGCTTTTGAACTCGATACGCGGTGGGAGCCTGGTCGTGGCTACGAGGGTTAGCGGCAACCATATCGATAACTTTGATGCTCGGGAAAAACGGAGCTAATTCAGGAAAATTTTCTGCAAACCATGCATCGCCATCAAGGAACTCGCACAGGAGCGGCTGTTCCTCGCAGATGGTGAGGTTATCTTCTGTATCTATGGGCGGAGGATATCTTTTCTGATGTATTAAATAGTTCCAAAATGCGTTGGCGTTTGCATAGGTCTGTTCAGACGCGATGTCCGAGCCTGTCATGCCTGGGATGGTACCAAAGGAGGGCCTGAAGAACCACGCATCATTAACAAAAGCCGAGTTGTCTGTGTAGGAGGCGTACGTGTAGAATTCCCCGGACGAGATGGGGGCGCCAGTCGCGAGGGCCACGCTGCCGGCGGTCTTTGGCGAGATGCCGTAGGTCCAGTCGTGGTACGTACCGAGGTTGTGCGCGTGGGCTATGGGCCCTTCGAGTGCGTGCGGGGGGACAAGGGTTTGCTCGGGGGTGTCGGGACAGTATCCGCCGCCTGGGCAGAGCGAGATGCCACCCTCGCCGAAGAACATGGATGATTCAAGAGCGAGGCGTGTGGGTCGTATATGCTGACACTGGTAGCTACAAAGGCCCTCCTTTTCACCGCCGGGGCCGGTGAGTTGGTTAATCCAGGTTTCATAATTTGGCGCGGGGGCCCAGTAAGCCTCAACGCCGGACTGGATCGTCTGTTGGTTCGTAGGGACATGATTAGGATCCTGGTATCCCGAGGTCGAGCCGACATTGGGTGTGCGCGGGGTGAGGATCTCACCTTCTTCGTCCAGGGTACCGCCGCCGCCGCGGTACTTACTGTAATAATGATTTAAATAA